TGCTCGCTATCTGCGGGCAAACTACCCATTTCTCCACGTGGCCATTTTATTCTAAACTCCGTGTTCTCTTCAAGATCTTTTTCCATAATCTTAATTTTAGTGTCCGCTATGTTTAGGCGCTCTACAATTTGGAAATAACCCATGGTGCCCAAGGCAACAATGACGATCAAACTGACAACCGTCTTCATTGGCATCTGCACAGCTTGTTCCTCTCCGATTTTTAGCGCCATAAACTACCTGTTGAATCTTGACACGATCCAATTCCAGCCAGCTTTTATTTTGTCCCAAACTTTGCAACAAATTGCTTTACATTTATTAATCATGTTTCTTCTCCTCAATTTCGTAAAAGAAGTCATCAGTATCTGCTGTCTTCCATTTACTTGTGTTTTCAACGTTCCATTCAGATGTCTGCACTTTCCAATCTGGGATGTTATCTTTAACTGTAAAAGATGGGATGTCCCAAATGCATCTATTATTAGGTTGTGCTGCATAGTTCCCGTCGTCTAGGGCTATGATGTGAGCACATTTATGCTCGTGCGGTATCTCTGAGTGATCCGTGTCTAGGATATTAGGCTCTGGGTGAGCAAAGTCAACAGTAAATAAGTATTTACCAGGGTGCCATTTCTTGTCTTTTCCTATGTATTTACCAGCTTGTGCTTCTAAAATATCCCAAGAATGAACAGAAGGATAATA